ACGTCGATAGCGCCACGAGAGCGCGACAGAGAATGCTCAGTTGCCAGACCTACGAGAGAGTAGTTGGCATCATTGGCTTCGTCTGCTGCTGCTGGTGCGGAGGTCGCAACGTACAGCCAGTAATCCCGAGCGGATTTGTTTTTAGCCATTGTCCTGTTGGTTTAATTTATCCCGTAGGTCGGGAAACGTGTTTTCGAAAACAGACGAGTCTACGGAATAAATCCGACCCGTTGCCTCTGCCAGTTGCTCAACGCTCCACATATTTGTGTCGGTCTTTATGTCCACCAAGTCGGCGGCTTGCTCGCGGCAGTTTTGTATGTACTTAAACTTGCAAGGGTATGCCTTTGTTTGCATACGGTTGGTAAACGATCTGTCGAGGTATCTGTTCAGACCTAAATCCCACGGCTGCCAGTTTACCCGGTCAAGTACATCAGAGGTAGCGATCATTCCCGCGCCGGGATTGTGGCGCTCCCCGTAGTACGCCTGCCTATTACGGGTGTCGTAATAGTAGAGGTCTTTAAGTCCGACCACATCAGCGCCCAGATCAATGTGGGACAGGGATAGTCGTATAGCGTTTGCGGTCATTATATCATCGGAGCCTACAATCAAGACTGCATCTACCATACCCTTAAGCGCCGCCATCCCCGCGTTCCACTTGTCGGACAGCGGCAGGTTGTCGTGTTCGAGGTATTCCCATCCCGCATCTTCTGCAAGGCTCCTGCTAACCTCGCCTTCGCTACCGACCGCCAAGCGGACACAATGGGCAGGCGATAGGTCCAAGTGGGCATAATGATCCAGAACAATGCGAGCGATAGCGTGGCGTTTCCATAGCGTTGTCAGTATACCGAGGGTCATGCAGTCTGTGTGAGGATGAAGCGCACTCGGTACGGCACCCCCCAGTAAACCTCATTGGCTCTCATGTCATCGCGCAGAATCGGACCGCCGAAGTCTGGGTATACATCTGATACCTCGTAGCCCGTCACCGTATACACAACGTCCCGGTCGGTCAGAGCGGCGAGTCCTGTCGATGCGTTAGCCTGCGCCGTGTTAGGGTCTGTTGCCCACGAAATGCAGGTGTGCGTGACCTCTGCTCCTTCGGTTGTCTTGGTCGTGAGCGGTCCCGGTATAAAGGTTGCGTCACCAAAGACCGTGTAAGGCGGTGTAAGACCCTCGGGCGGGTTGACGTATGCCGTGACACCTGCTGCGTTTAGCAGGGTCCAGATCTCGTCCTGTACTGCTTTGCGTGGATCGTTCATTTAAGTTTGAGTGCTGCGATCATTCTGCGACGATGGTCTGCACGATTAGCCTCTGCCGCCGGGTTCATGAATGGCTGCGCCTTGTTGCCTCGGGTTATAACGAACGATTCGGTTGCCTCGTTATAGTAGACCCACGGCGTTGTTCGGTGTCCTCCTTTTGGGTTCTCACCGTAGATACCTGTACCGAACTCGACAAACTCAGAGTAGTGCGCCTTGCTCACAACATAGGCTTCGTAGTTACGGGTCGGCTCGGCAACGATCATGCGGCGAAGCGAACCGCCACGCGCACCCATGCCGCTGCCGCTTTGCTTGTTGACAGGGGCGTTCTTAATGGCATCGTTGCGGACCAACTGCTTCGTAGTGTTTATCTCCTGCACAATGCGATCCTGCGCTTGCTCGCTATATTTGGCGATGTCGCGCATAGCCTTCTCAAGACCTACGACCTGAACATCCACTTTTGCCATTAGCCCTGCCTCTCCGTCTTGACGATCATAAACTTGTCGCGGAAGTCCACATTTTCGACCGCGCGTACATCATGGTTCTCGCTGCGAAAAACGAGTCGATACTTATTAAGCATCTGCGTATCGGCTGTGCCGAGATCGTCCCTGTATCGCATCGTGAACTCGTGTGTATAGATGCCCTCGGGTTTACTCGCGTCCTCGGCTTCGCGTCCCGTCAGCGTCCGCACAGAGGCGTACACGGTCTCTATGGTTTCCCATGTCTCCGTAATGACACCGAGGTTGTTCGTTGCCGTGGCAGCCTGCACCGCTACCCTATGACGCATTTCTCCTATCATCAGAATCCGATTGTCCTGTGGTGGGCGATCTCGCCAAGAATCCTAAACTCCCGCTCCTCTACGTTGTCGCGGTTCTCATCGCCTCTGCGCTCGTACCAAAGGGCGAGCAGTTTCAGCGTAGCAATCAGGATGTCAGCAGGAAGATCGGTAGATGTGTCACCATATCCGGCAACGTATACCAACGTACCTGCGCGGTCCATGCGGTTAACTTCCCAACCATCGTTGCGGTGTTTTAGATAGGATTCCTCGACCAGTTGCCAGTTCTCGGCGGCTTCGGTGTAGGATGTCTCCACGCCTGCGCTGTTCTCATCGTAGATGGTCAGCGATGTTACCGACTGCACCGGAGGTCTGGGTATCTCAATCCGGTCCCGCATATCGTCTCCGTTCATCTCCCACGAATAGGTGCGGGTGATGAGGGAGCGCCGCAGGTATTCCTCAACGCGAACTCGAGCCGCCTTGATAAGGATCGTCAGGATCGCGTCTTGGCTCGTATCGGACGAATCGATACGCAACCATTCCTTTGCTTCTGCTGTGCTTACTGGCTCAACAGAGGGTGCAGATGTAACGGTAAGCGACATGGCAGATGTTTGTTGAAATGTAGGAGCCGGGGCGGGAATCGAACCCGCTCCACCCCGAGAGAGGAAAAGGTGTGCGCCTTTACACCACCCGGCTCACCCACCTATTAGGTGTTAGATACGCGAGCGTATACGATAGCCTCCGGCTGAAGGATCTCGTAGTCTACACGGTATGAGTAGAACAGGTTGACCTGTCCGGTTGCAGCGTCTCCGTAGGGATCACGGAGGACTTTCATGGTCGGTGCCATGTAGTAGCCCATCTGCGACCAGTCACCGAAGAAGATCGGCTTGTTGTCACCCGTACCGTCAGCGTCGACTTTAGCCGAGAACATGACGGGGTATCCGAGCAGGCTCGGACGGTTGGCGTACTGACCGAAGGTCGAACGGATGCCCTGCTCTGCATACAGGCGCTCGTTGCCCGTCAGAGCAGCGATGTTGCCGTAGGTGGAGCCACGAGTCAGCCATGCGATGTTCGGGCTGTCGAGGTAGAACTGGACCGTATCGTTGAAAGCGATGTCCTCGATCTCACCGGCGGCGATGCCTGCGGCGGTCGATGCGATTGCTTCCGTGCCAGAGGCAGCAGCCTCGGCAACGATCAGGCTGTTGTTGGTTTTCGCCATGCCGCGAGCAACGAAGTTCTCAATGAAGGCGAGCAGGTTGCTCGTTTCGTCTTCGAGAAGTTCTTCGCTCAACTGTACTTTCTTCGTGTACTTGACGAGCGTGAAAGCCTGCTGTCCGAGAGCCGGAGCGTCACGGTCGTAGGCGTTGGCTTCTGCTGTGCTGACGAACTCACCATCGGCTTCGTTGTCGAAGGGTACGTTGACAGTCGTTCCGACACCGGGGATGCGGGTCAGACCGAGCAGGTCCGTGAGGTCGGCTTCGGACTTCTTGGCGAAGATGCCTTCAAAGTGTCCCGTTGGTACGACCGCTTGACCATCAGCAACGCTTCCGATGTTCATGTCCGTGTCGTTGGATGCTTTGATCTCAACTTCACGACCATCTACTTCGTAGCCTTTAGCGCCACGGAGAGCGCCTGCATCACCATCGCGTACCCATGCGGCGTATGCTTTGGCTTCGGAGTCTCCGGTGCTTGTGATAATAGCCGGAGCGGACTTGGCTTCGGCAGGTACTTCGACGATGGCAGGAGCGGCTTTGGCTTCTTCCATAGCGTCAAGGCGAGCGTTCTGTGCTTCGAGCATTGACTCGATGCTTTTCAGAACGTCATTGTTCTGTTCAGGCATTGTATCGTCCTCTTGTTCTGTGTGTGGAGTTTCGCCCATGTCGGGCGCTTCATCGATTGCTTCCGATTTGGCTTCTGCCGCAGTTGGCGCAGGGTGATCATGCCCCGCCTCTGCCGTGTCTGCCTCTGGCTCCACTACATCAGATGCAATTTCCTGTGCTGCCGGGGCTGATGCC